CGTTGCCCGTCATAAAACGTTTTCCACGTTTCATAACCTGCTCCAGAAAGCATTTTTTCAACTTCTTCTTCGGTGGCCTTCTTTCGGGCACGATAGGCCGCTCCTTCATCAATTACTACCGGTGTCACCACTTCCTCTTCAATTGTTAAGGTTCGTTCTTCGGCCTCCTCAATCATATCTGGAATAGCCTCCACTTCCAATTTAGCCGTTTTACGCCCTGCGTGGACAAACTGAATCATACCAGTCCAACCATGTTCCCGTTCCAATCGTTCTCCCAACAATGTAAAAAGAATCATCTGAATGGATTTCATGGTGGGACCTTTCAACACCGGTTGATTTTCCAACCGAATCAACGTTGCAGAAGCAAACGTGGGTAACATAGACGTCAACCAGGAAGAGATAGCACGACGAATCTCGGTCATGGAAGGATTTCGCGCTTTGGGCGCTTTCCAGGGAAGAATGAATCGATCGCCGAGCCAGGTCAATACCGTTTCGCGAGAAGCCTTTTTATGATTCTCCAATCCAGTGCAAAGTTTGCGAAGGGCAGGAAGTTTGGGCAAAGTACCACTTTCAGCACCAACTAAAATAGTGTGAGAGGGTCGACATACAGCTGTCTTCTTTCTACGAACTCCAGAGGCGCAGCCCTTGCACCAAAGCCCTTCGGAACTGCACCAAGTAGCAGGGCCGTTGCACCCTTTGCAACGTCGTGACGTTTCGGACGAAGTTCCTCCTGCGGTCAAATCAATGTTGTTCCACACATTGATTATATTTTTAATAATATTATCAGTACTAATACTTTGTTTTACTAAAGCATATGCTAAATTTTTAATACCAAGATCAAAGGCAAGAACAGTGTGCTCCATTCAATATCTCTAACATATAACACTATATTTAAATGGATAAATATATGATTATATTATAATAAATTTTGTAAAAATTGATCTAATTATTAAAGAATAATATATAAAATTAAAAATGCCAAATAGATGTGAATATCATAAATGTAATACAATATCTGTATTTGATATTAAAGGTGGTAAAGGTAGATTTTGTGTAATGCATAAAACATCCGAAATGATTAATGTAAAAGCAAAATACTGCGAAAATAAAGAATGTAATTCACAACCATTCTTTGATATTATAGGAGGAAAAGGTAGATTTTGTGCAAAGCATAAAACTTCTGAAATGATAGATGTAAAATCTAAAAAATGTAAATATGAAGGATGTTTTACTCGACCTACATTTGATATAAAAGGTGGAAAAGGAATATTTTGTGTAACTCATAAAACAGCTGAAATGATAGATGTAAAAAATAAACGATGTAATTATAAAGATTGTGATTCTACAAATCCGTCTTTTGATATTAAAGGTGGTAAAGGCAGATTTTGCGTAAAACATAAAAATTCTGAAATGATTGATGTAAAATCTGAAAAATGTGAATATGAAGGATGTTTTATTCGTCCAATTTTCAATATAAAAGGTGGAAAAGCTAAGTTTTGTTTATCTCATAAAACGGCTAGTATGATAAATGTAAAATCTAAATTATGTGAATATAAAGATTGCAATATTACAAATCCGTGCTTTGATATTAAAGGCGGCAAAGGTAGATTTTGTGTAAAACATAAAATATCTGAAATGATAGATGTAATATCCAAACGCTGCAATCATGAAGGGTGTAATTTTCAACCAGCTTTTAATAAATCGGGTGAAAAAAGTAAATTTTGTAGTAAGCACAAAACACATGATATGATAAATGTAAAATTAAAACGCTGTAATCATGATGGGTGTTATACATATCCTACATTTGATATAAAAGGTGGAACTGGAAAATTCTGTACTATTCATAAAACAGCTGATATGATAAATATAAAACATATATATTGTGAATATAAAGATTGCAATCGTTTAGCAAATTTTAACATTAAAGATAATAAAGCTAAATATTGTGCAACTCATAAAACATCTGAAATGATAGATGTAATAAAAAAAAGATGTATATTTGAAACATGTGCTACAAAAGTTCTTTACGGCAAACCAGGCTACCCCCGCTCCCACTGCGCCAAACACCGTGAAGCAGGTATGATTCGCAAATCAAATTCTAAATGTAAGAAATGCAAAGAATTGGCCATTTATGGAATCAACTGGGTTCCAAGACATTGTGAAATTCATAAAATAGAAGAGGATGAAAACCTGGTAGAACGCCCTTGCACTAGTTGCACCCTTCTTTACATTCTTAACAAAGAGAATAAATGTGAAAACTGTGATCCAACTTCTTTTGCAACCGCTAGACTTGCAAAACAAAATGCACTTATGAATTATCTCGATGTTAGAGGTTTGAAAGGGAGTTCTACAGATACAGTCATTGATGAAGGTATCTGCGGAAAAGAACGACCTGATCGAATCTTTGATTTTGGTAATAAAATTGTAATTCTAGAATGCGACGAATACCAGCACCGAGACAGAGCTTGTGTTTGCGAACAGACACGAATGATTAATATTGGTCAATCCTTTGGAGGTCTTCCCGTCTATTTCATAAGATGGAATCCTGATGATTACAGCCCAGAAAACGATAAAAAAGATCCTGAACTTCTTCCAAAACGATATAAACTGGTAGGAGATTTAATTCAAGATATTCAAAAAGAGAAAGTTATTTTACCAACTGCACTTGTATCGGCCATTTACATGTATTATGATGAATGGTCTTCATTGGCAGAAGAACCATGGAAAATACTTACCCCATTTGATTTTATCTAAAATAAACTTGGGAAAAAGCTAAATTTTTGATACCAAGATCAAAGGCTAGAACAACAGTGGCCATCCTACTTATAGCACGGAGAATTTGCTTTGCAAATTCTCCGTGCTATAAGTAGGATCGTGGTACTTAGTTAGAGTGCTTTGCACTCTAACTAAGTACCGCCATGATTGTTCCTCTTCTGTGAAAGGAGGTTTAGATAATTCTTTCAAATTTATGGTGTTAGAAATTTTATATGTTTTTTACTTTCAGCGTGTCGCTCTTTATGACGAGGCAGATAGGTTCCACCACATTCACAAGTAACACTTGTGCTGTCACGTAGAATACGTGCTGCCGTTTTTTTATCTCGTACAGCTTTTTTAGCAGGAGCAAGTTTGGCATATTTTTCTTTTGCCCATTTTTTCTTATATTCGTTTACAGCTTCTTTGTGGGTTTCCACGTAGAGACGGTTAGATGCTAATGTAGCCTCTTTGTTCTCCTCGTAATGAGTTTTTCTGGCTTCTTTTACTTCTTCAACATGCTCGGCAACATATTTTTTATTATATTCTGTAATTGCATCAGCATTATCTTTACGATATTTTTTCTTGTAGGCTACTACCTTTTCTTTGTTTTCTGCTACATATTTTTTATGATGTTCAATAATTTTATCTTTATTTTTTTCGTAGTATTCGTGAGATATACTAGCAATATGTTCTTTATTTTCTTCGTAATATGTTTTATCATATTTTTTAATATATTCTTCGGTTCGATATGATCTACGAGAATTCAAACATAACGAATCATCCATTGCCAATTCAATGTAATAATCTTCATATTCATTTAATTCTTTTTTTGATTCACAGGGCGAATCATCAATTAGTTCAATTCTTATTTCAGCAACTGGAATTTTTTGAAAGTATGTATAGGTTCCACCATGTGTTTTATTGGTGATTGCATGTTTATGTTGCGAAAGACGTGTAGATAATTCTGATGCCGTAGAACCAATATAATAATGTCCGTCAGGACAAGATAATTTGTAGATCTTCCCATTTTTGTAATCGACGGGCATTTTTATAATAAATAGATATATTTTTTTCTTTTAAATCATTTTTTTAAATTTTAAAAAAATGAGTTTGGAAAGATAGGATATTTATCTTTTCTCTAGATCGTTTTCACGAATTCCCAATTCATGTCAGAACATATCTTTTCCCATATCTTATCTTGAAGATAGAGTTTTTCACGACTTTTAAGAAGGGGGAAACAGGGTAAATATTCATCAAGTTCTAGCAACTCGCAAAACTTGTAGAGGACAAAGGAATAGGAGAGAAAGTTAGAACGACCAGGAGGACAATGTTTTACAAAGGAGAATTGAATCTCTTTGAACATGAAGCGAAGTTTATCTTCAATTTCACGACTCAGAGCAGGTGCTGAAATACCGTTCAACCGATT